TTTGCCTGGTTGATCGTCTGCTGCTTGGCTGCCGTGGCTCTCTGACTCGCTAAACGGTCAAAGTTCACCAGTTTGTATGCCTCTGCAAACCTCATACCGGGGTGACTTGTGACGTAGTCCATTACGTCACCGAAGTTCTCCTGCGACAATATGTCCTGTTCGTTGTTTACGGACGGGTCAAACTGTATGACTGTCCTTATATCTTCCTCAATCATTCTTTGAGACTGGATCTGATTGAGCTGATCCATGGCTGCCTGTGCTTCCCTCACTATCGGACTGTTGGCTATTGCCCTGTCGATTACAGAGGGGTCTATCCCTGCCTGCTGCATTTCTTCCTTGGCCTGCAACCTGTCCTGTGCATCAAGTGCCTCAAGATACTCTGCGGGGGTTCTGATTGGCTGCCCTGTTTCGGGGTTGGTCAAGCCCTCGAATCTCTTCGCATACATAGCATCAAGCCTCTGCTGTTCGCTCTGATACTTTCTCTGCGCTTCAGCTTCCGCTTTACGTCTCATTGCTGCGTATGCTGCGTTCTGCTCCGGGGTCTGCTGTTCGGCGGGTTCAGCTTCGTTTACGCCTGTCTCCGGTGCGGCCTCTTCTCCTGTCGGTTCAGCGGCTTCCGACTCGTTTACGCTTTCAGTTTCCTCTGCGAAAAACTGAAGGTTAAGGGGTAAAAGTTCTTTTTTCATATTCAATTTCTCCTTTGGATTTTTACGCTATCTCCTGCGAATTTTTTATAAAATAAAAAAGAGCCGAAGCTCTTTCTCATTCCTCTATGGGTTTTACCGGGTCGTACACCGTTTCAAACACCTTCATGTAGTTCGCACACTGCTTTGATCTACACTCTAACTGCAATCTGTAGGCAAGTGTTCCGTCTTTCCTCTTTACAAGGTCGTTCGACTTTATCCTTGCCTCTGTCTTACATAAGGGGCATTTCATTTGGCATACCTCCCATCTGTGGCATTTCCTGTGGCTGTTGCGCCATCTGCTGCTGCTCTGCTATCCTCTGCTCTATCATTGACAGTGCCATGCCTGCGTTGGGATAGCCGTTGGCTTTCTGGACTGTCCAGTACAGTCTTGCAGTCTCTAAATCCCCTACAGAGCCGAAAGCACCCGACTGTAGCTTCATGTCTGCTTGATTCCACATACTCTCTCTATTTGCCATCAGCGTGGACGTGGGGTCGGTCTCAAAGATAAACTCGTCATCCCAGTAAAACTCTCCGCTTGAGTCAAGCTTCAAAAACTCCTTACGGTTCAGTGTGTCATACGCTATCTGTCCGTTAGGGTCGGTTGACGATATCTCTGTGTCTTGGTCACTGTAGGCAAGCCAAAACTTGAACATCAATTCGTACAGTTTGGCATAGGCTTCGTTCTTCAGAGTCCTTTTCGACTCTAATCGGCCTGCTGCCTGGTTGATTGCGTACTGTCTTGCAGTACCGGAGGTCTCGGATGCTTGGAAACGTCCCTGGTATGCATCCGTTATTCCTAATGTTGATTTAGCCCATCCGTAGTTTATCTCCAAAAAGTTCTCATCCTGTGCAGTATTGGGCTGAAGCGTGATTGACTGGATCATCTGCATCTGTGCAGGATTGTCAATTCTCACTATCTTAAACTCTTTGTCGGTCTTTTCTACGTCTATTCCCTTGGGAAGTGTCACAAAAGAGCCGCCTTTAAGGAGTTTTTCGTTGATTTTTGTTCCCAGTTTCTTTATTGTGTCCTGTTGGTCGATTATTACCTCTGTGTCACTTGATCCTAACAGGTGATCGTTCCTTGATATGTTCTTTCTCAACACTATCGGGAACACATTCGGTGTGTAATAGGGTATCTTTTTGGTGATTTTCTTCATCTGCACCCTTGGCATACCCGTTTCGTCATACTTTACACGTCCGTTTTCGTCCATTATCGGTATCGGATTGCCGTTTTCGTCTACTTCCGGGGTCTCCTCAAAGGGTTCTACCCTCTTTACACCGCCTAAATCCATTCTTACGTCTATGCCCTCCGCTAATTCCTCATATTCTTCGGGCATTTTCTTGGATTTCTTGCTTCCACACTCCGGACAAACACCGTTCTGCATTACTGCTCCGCATTTTGCACAATGATCCAACTGTCTGGACTCATAATCCTCTATGTCGAGCAGTTCCGTCTTGTCACACCATATATAACAGCCTATTCCTCCGTGGTCGTTCCGATATATAGCCGTGTTCACCGTCACGATATCACTGTTGTGTGAGGCGTTCTGTATGTCCTCTGTGGCTTCCGGCTGGTCGTTCTCTGCTTCTTCTACGTCCACGCCATACACTCTCTTGACGTTGTCCTTGGTCATTACTTCCTGTATGAAGAAGTAGTCCATATCGTCAAAATCTACCACGCCCGGCTGCGGTATGAGCTTCTTCGGGTGGATTTCCTTTACCCTCAAGTCCCCTATCTCGCTATGGAGTCCCTTGTTGGCATCCCACTGTACGTAGAAGTAACTCGCACCTACCATGGGTACGGTTCTCTCCATTACGTCATTCAGCTTCGCAAACTCGCATGTCTTGATCTTGTTCTCAAGGAGTCGCTCTATCTTCCTTGCGAGTTCTTCATCATCTGCGTGTATGGCTCTTACCTTCGGCATGGGTATACTTGAGTCTACCTGTGACTCTATCAGCTCATACACGATATTTCTCACATTGGTGGCCTGCTTGGTCACGCTCTGATTAAGGTTCGGGTTGGGCTGTACGCTTCTCTCACCCTCGTAATAGCCCGTAAACTTCTTCATTTCTTTACGGGTGTCTGCATAAGAATCTTTGGCGTTCTCAAGCCTTACAGCCCATTTATCAAGTTTCTTGTTTGTCTGAAGCATCCTCTTCACCTTCTGGAACAGTTTCATAAGGGTTCACCCCATAACTCTATTAAGTATCTCTTGTCTTCCTCTGATGCGTTCTCGTAGTCTTCGTACTGATCCCTGCGCCACTTCTTCTTGCGACCCTTTACCTCTACGTTTGCCGGGTTCGTCCAGTAAATAGCCATATACCTTACCGCATCTACCGCATGGGTCAGCTCATGGGATTTCTTCGTCTCGTACACGTTAGGGTGCTTCTCGTCATGCTGTATCTTCTTTAAGCACCTTAACAGGTTGGGTGCGCAGTTATCTAATATCGTTAATCGTCCTAACTGTCCGTCTCCGTGTCTTAAAAGCTCTTTTAAGGCTAAACACCCGGCTTCCCTATCACGGTTCACGCTGATTAGGTTTATGCCGTATTCGCCAAACATGATCGCAGTCGATTTTCCTGTCTGCACATTACGGCTGAACAAGTCTGAAGGAGCCAAATACTGTACTACGTTAAACTCCTTCGCTACACTCTTTATCGTGTCGGCTGCCATGCCTACATTCAGATTGCTTTGGAATATCTCTGCTACTATCTGGAAGTTGCCGTAGGCATCCCTATTGAAGAAGTACCCTGCCAACATATCCAAACCATAGTCCATGGCAAAGTACGTTACTGTCTCTCCTTTGAGCGGTTCTCTCGTTAATATGGACGAGTCAACCACTTCCGGGAAAAATGCCCCTCCGGGGGTGCTCATGGCTTCCTCTGCCGTTGCAGGGTACTCTTGAGCCATCAAGACATCACCTATAGTCTTTTTGGTCTCGTCATACCATTCCTGTGTGCGCTTCGGGTCTGCATACCACGGGATGAACACTTTGTAAAATGCGTTCTCACCTTGCCAGAGTTCCTCAAACAGTGTGCCTCTTTGGTTTGTCGATATCCCTATTAGCTGTCCACCTGTAGGTCTATTTATCGTAGGGAAGATACTTCCCCATATGTCCCTTGCGTTCGCCTGTGCCGCCCACTCGTCTATTATGAACAGGTCTGCCGTAAAGGATCGTCCTGCATCACTACTACTCGCAAAACACTGCATCACACTATCCGGTCTACCAAACCTATGGATCGTAACGCTCAGGGCTGTACTCTCAAACCATGGACTGCTTTTCTGCCACTCCGCACTGACGGGCTTCTCCTTTATCAGCTCCGGCATAGCCCTTAAGACTACACACATTCTCCGGATTAGCTCTTTGGCTTCATCCTCACTTCGGCTCATCCCCAGTACCGTTCGTCCCGGCTTACACAGCATCAGTCTCGCTGCATAGTTGATTGCCAACCATGTAAAACCCAACTGTCTCGCTTTTAACACGATATTCAGTCTATGGTTCTCAAAGTCTATCAGTGCTTCCTTTTGCTCATTCCACAATCTAAACGGCTGTACAAGCTCATCTGCGTCTTTATCCTCATAGTGCCCGTAGTTCTCTACGAAGTACACCAGGTTCTTTCCGCAGTATTCGATTTCTTTATCTCTGACTTCTGCTATTCCCATAACGTGTGTTCTGCCGAAATTGAAAATTTAAAAAAATTTTGAATGGGATATAAGAATTTTTTTCAAAAAATTTTCTCGCTTCGGCTACCGGGGGAGGGAGGGGGTAGGGGGTAGGTAGGGGTATAGTCAATATAGATCGCCACAAAAAATACACCACCCCTTGAAAGAATATACACAGTGTATATCTATATACCCTTCCTTCTGATCCCGTTTCTATATTATGTTACCTTGTATTCTATCTGACCCGCTGCCACTGGCTTCTATCCCTTATAGATAAAGGGTTTACGGTATGCCTGGATCATGTTTCATTTGTTCGTATAATTAGAAATATGCGAACATCTACAGGATATAACCCCGTGATTTTTGATACCTTGGTTTACGTAACAACTATATATTATGTTGTTATGTTATCCGTTTAGTCTGTTTTCGACCTTCTCCAATAGGCTTCTATCATCATCTGTCATTTGCAATGAGATATCCTGTTTGGCTGTTGGTTGTTCTCCTATTGTGTCACGCACAAACTGCCCCGCTTTTACGTTCCCTTCTGTAGCTTGTAAGTACATAGCGGCTAACAGTGCGTCCTGCTTTGTTGCTCCTGCTGGCAAGTGTAGGTTTTCGATTGTCTCTGCATCTGCTGGTTGTCTCAATAATATATCTAGCGTCTCACTCATTGAGAGTCTTTGCTTCATCTTTGCTTGCAGTGCTTCGCCACCCTTCCGGTGAATGTCTCTATCTGCTTCCGGATCGCTTCCCAATGGCTTGAGTATTCCACCATTAACAGCCATCTTTGTATGGCTTTTATTCCATGTACCATTTGGAAGCTTTTTATAGTAGTTATCAAATATATGATCTTCTACTATCTTGTTTCCCTTTTCGTCTGTCGGTGCTTCCTTTAATATCTGATCTATGTCTATATCTCCGGACTGGTCGGTCATCAACTCGCCTGCCGTCTTGATCCCGCTTGCAGTTTCTTTGATCTCTCCAAGGTCTTCAGATATGCTTTTTTTGACTTCATCAATTAGAGACATTCTTATATATTCCTTTGCATGAAAAAAGACCGGAGCTTTTGCCCTGGTCTCTGTCTTTTCAATATCCACTATATATTATATATGCTTATTTTGTCGCATTTGTCGCATCACATAGAAATTTTTACCCAGTATTTGCAAGGGTTTGCGGGCATTTTGAAAAAAATTTGAAAAAAGGGGTTGACTATCGCATAGTGCTATGCTATCATAGCAATTGTCAAGAGGACAGCAGCCAACAAGCCAAAGGGCAACAGGCCAGACACCAAAGACACACACACACAACAGGAGGACGAAACAATGACAAACGCAAAAATCATCTTCGAGGAAAGCTTAAAGCTCATGAATGACGGCAAGATAGGCACGACAGGCCGCAAGCTTACAATGGTAGCCGAGGACGGCACAAAAACACAGATTGACGAGCCGGAAATGCTTCACACTTTCGCAGAATGGAAAAAACTCGGCTACTTCGTAAACAAAGGAGAGAAGGCCGTGGCAAGGTTCGCAATCTGGAACTACACAAGCAAGCCGAGCAAGCGCACACAGGCATTAAGGAAGGCCGCAGGAGTTGACGAAACCGCAGATGATCCCCACTACTACATGAAGGAAGCCTACTTCTTCACCATCAGCCAGACAAGCGCAGCACAGAAGCAGCTTCCCGCAGTAATCTAAACCACACACAGCCGACCGGAGGCGGCGCAAGTCCTCCGGAGGAGTAAAACATGGACAAGATCAACAAAATATTGAAGCTTCACAGCATAGAGACAAAAAGAGAGGGCGGCAGGCTTTACGCGTTGGAGGTCTGGACAAACTCGGACGGATCATCTGATGAACAGTGGATAGACTGCACCGGATGGACAACAAGACAGGTTTATGACTGGTTGGGATATTAAGGAGGGCGAGACAATGAAGCGAACGGTTGAGCATAGCAAAGACTTTGTAATGCCTACATTCACCCGCAACGAGCTAATGCAGCAGGCCGACAAGATGACAAAAGAAAACACCATATCAATATTTGAAACAGCATAAGGAGGGCGAAAAAATGAAGAATATCATAGCAGGAATCATTATTGGAGTAGCAGCAACGGCAACCATAACAGCACAGGCACAGCCTAAAGGGGCATTATACCCCACTTGCGGAGTCGTAACAGAGACAGACGAGACCACCGACACGGTGACATTCACAGAGCCTAACGGCAACAGATGGAGCTTTGAAGGGGTCGAAGACTGGCAGGAAGGTGACAAGATAGCCGTGATAATGGACGATAACGGCACACCAGAGATAATTGATGATGAAATAGTTTCAGTGAGATATAAGGGATAAGGAGGTGGAAAAAATGACTTTTAACGAAATGATCGAAAAAATATATAACTATGATGGTGTTGGTGCTGTTTTCTTCCGTAATGACGGCACGCGCCCGGTATACTTCTATGAAGATTTTCCCGGTGAGGGTCTCGGTATTGATCGCGCCTCTCGTGATTTTAACGCACTCCATGAGGCCGGAAAAGCACACAAGGCCGCATATTATTGGAGATACAACAAGGGATGCGCCACTGTCGGGGAAAAAATAAAGGTTCATTTTATCGACTGGATCACTCACAAAGTAACCCCCTCGCGCCAAGATGATCAAATATACACGGTATACAGAAATGAAGGCAACGCGGGCATTGATTATGCCGGAGAGTTTACACCCCTGTCGAGCTTTGCTGACACTGGCGTAGTATTTGAAATCATAAAATAAAAAATTCCCCCTTGACATTCGCATAGCGATATGCTATCATGTGAATTGTCAAGGGGAAACCCAATCACACACAATCCAAAAGAGGAGGAACAAAACAATGACAGACAAGAACAACGTAACAATGAAGACGGGCGATATCGTAAGGATCGAGAACGCGTATTTCAAGAACGACAACGGCTATTATTACATAGAACACACCCCCGGTGATCCTTCCTGGTGTGGCGGTGATTACAGTCTCCATAAGATCGGAAAGCGCGGAAAGATCAGCACAGCATCATATTCTATCGCATTTTGGCCCTTGTCCGCTTTTTGCAGCGACAGAGCGAAGAACGCCGCATCCCATGAGCATAATGAGAAATATGCAACGATTGAGGTTGTATATGATATCGACAACAGCGAAGTGATCGCACACTTTGAAGAGGAGGCAAACAGCCACAGAGAGACCGGGAAAATATACGCTTACAGATTCGGAGAGGACAGCGAAACGACAACAAAAACCTTTATGATTGCTGACTTCTACCAGTCAATAGCCGACAGAATGAAGGACGAGAAGACCCCCGCCCAGGAAGCAGCACCGGAGGCAGCACCGGAAGAGACTGCACCCGCGAAGGAGTCCGAAGAGATTACCGAAGCACCCGCCCAGGAAAAGCCCGCAGAGATTCCCGCGAAATATTACGACATTAGCGAAAGCACCGCAGAGCGCGCCTGGTATGCGGTTCACATGGGGGATTACAAGAAGAACAGCGCAACAAACGAATACCGCGCAAGTGTAGACGAGGCTCACCGCATAGCGGAAGCGCAGAAAAAGAAGGTTTCAAGCTACTATCACGACAAGATTGATGCCCTGTTGGATAGATACTCGCGGAAGCTTGCGACCTGGTACAATGACTATAACCGGAATGAGGCCTCCTGTCCTTCGTGGTTTATAAGCGGCCCGGCTAACTATCCGGTGAGGAAACACGAGCGCAAAATGAACCGGGAGCGTTCACTGTGGGAAGAATACGACCAGATCAAAGCAATCGTGGATAAAATAAAGGCTGTCGGCACTGGCCCGATTGATTTAGCAGACCCCCACGCGCGGGAAATGTTGACAGAGCGCATTGAGAAGTTAAAAAATACCCTGGAACGCTCAAAAGATATCAACGCATACTACCGCAAAAACAAAACTATGATCGGATTCCCTGGAATGTCACCGGAAAAGGCCGAAGAAATGACCGCGACAGTAAAAGAGACCCTTGAGAGGTGCCCCTGGATCACTCAACCCATACCCGCTTACGAATTAACAAGCCTGCGGGACAAGATCAAGCGCACCGAAGAAAGGCTGCAAGAGTTAGACAGAAGGCAAAATCTGACTGTCGAAGAGGAGCAGCACGAAGGCTTCCAGATAGTGCGGAATGTGGAAATTGACCGCTTGCAGATTCTTTTTGAAGACATACCGGATGCAGATACGCGCACCGCTTTAAAATCAAACGGCTTTCGGTGGTCTCCCCGATATAAGGCTTGGCAACGTCAGTTGACAGACAATGCGGAAAGAGCCGCCCGGCTTGCTCTCAACTTGAATTGACCACAACTAACGACTTGCGGAGGCTTCCGGGTCTCCGCTATAATCTAACACACAGGAGGGTCAACAATGGGATATAACGGCTATACAGACAAGAAAAAGGAAAGTAACAAGCGTTATATGGATAAACTTCAGCGTATAACACTATGGCTTACACCGGAAGAAAAAGAGGCTATTGAGAAAAAAGCCACTGATGCAGGAAAAAGCGTAAATATGTATATCAAAGAAATAATATTGTGATATAATAGAGGTGTGTGTGAAAGCCCCTACCAGGTTTCTGTCATTGTACCTGGCGGGGGCGTTCTTTTATCCTTTTATGTCCTGTTTGATTACCTTGTAACCAATTCCAGTATGATCTATCACGGTGTAACCCCCGTTTTTATCTACATTGACGGTATAATCACCGGGATGATCGGCAAAAAACTGAATTTCTGCCAATGGTTGCTTTTGTGCTTTGATCTCATCCATGTTTTATTCCTCTTCGGGTTCTTCTGTCTCTTTGTACAGTGCATAAAGGGTTAATATGTCGGTATCGTCTCGGATCACTGTCTTGTCGATTATTCCACGTCTTACAAAATCCTTTGTCAGATGATAAAATTCCTTGAATCCCATAGCTTTTACCCTCCTTTGTTGTTTAAGTCCTTGTACAGTCTCCATGCCTGCTGTAGTGCCTTGTCACGTATCTTATACAGGTGTTGCCTGTTGTAGTGCCTGTCTTGGGCTATCCTCTGGACTGATTTATGGCTGATATAAATGTCACATAGGATTGTAGCCCCTCTGCTGTCTACCTTGTCTAATGCCTCTAGTACGGCCTTTATATCGTCCCTTGCTCTTAAATACTCCCTTTGCAGTCGTGCCAGTTCGTCTTCAAGGTCGGCTTTTTCTGCTGCATACTTGGTCATTATGTCTTCGGGTGTACTCATGACTTGTGGTCTTGAGTAATCAATGCCGGATGGAAGCATTAAGTATGTCAGTCTTTCAATCTCTGCTACTGTCCTTGTGATCCTCTCGTCCAGTATGTAGGGACGATTGAAAAATCTCTCTGCGGGGTTGTTCATTACTTGTCCTTTCTGCGTACTTGATCCCGGCTTTAAAGCCTTCGTCATACACTGCCATTATTATTTCTTGGACGTTCATGATATCTCCTTTCCTTGCCCTGCTTGGCTTCTTAATGGTATGATATCATTCACACGTCCGGGGTGAATAGTTCTTTGCACTGTACCCCCGTCCTTTAAATCGAACGGAGATTGAACAGATGACGTACACTAAAGATATTATTGTTAAACTCAAAGCAGTACGGGAAGAAAAGGGACTTTCCTACTCTGACATACTGGATCTCATGGAGAAAAACGGGGACTACCTCGCAAAGTCTACCCTGTCAAGGGTGTTCGCTGAAGGAAGTGAGGAACAGTCTTTCAAGTATGAGGAGACTATCAGGCCTATCGCTAAAGCTCTTCTCGATATTGAGACCATAGAAGATACTGATGATCTCGACACGCAAGCTATGAAGATACTGCTGACGTATAAAATCGACCGAATTAAAGAGCTTGAAGCCTCTGTACAGTCTCTGGAAGCGTCCCTTGCCAATGAAAAAGTGAAATATCATGAGAAACTGGACAAAGAACGTGAACAGTATGCCCGCACTATTGAGTTTTTGAAAGAGCAGATATCCCTAAAGGACAAGCGCATGGATCAGCTTCTTGATGCCGTATTTGAAAAGGACAATCAGCACAAGGAGCTGCTTGAATTGATCCTTTCCTGCCCTGCCCGTCAAGGGAAAGAGTGCTAATCCCCTTTTAGGTGCTTGCCGTAGCTTAATGCCAGGTCTACAAGCTTTTGCTTTACTTCGTCCAGTTCGTTGAACACCTTTTCGGCCTCCTCTGCTGCCCACGGTTCAACTCTGGACTTTATGTGGTTTAGTGCTTTTCTTCTCTTGTCTGTCATGCTTCTTCGCAAGGCAATGTCGGACAGTCTGTACCGTTGCACTCAAACGCTCCACATATACCCTCTTCGGGATCGTAGTATTCGCATGTTTCACATTTCATGTGTTTTCCTCCTCTATCTCTACGTTTAACCAGTCGGTGACCACAGGCATCAACTCCTGCACTCCTTTGGTGATGCTCTCGCACTCGTCTGAAAAGCTCCTTACTACCATAAACGAGATTGCTCTTGCCATTTCCTCGATCCCACCGTTTTGTATGTATTCATATCTTTTCATATCGCACCCCCTATCAATATCACCGCACTCCATACCGCCACCATAGCTATCAGCTCGCACATACGCCAGTACCCACGGATTTCAAAGAGTGCGAGGACTATCAGAGGTATTATTGATAGACCGAGTAAATATATGAGTATTGTTATCATTCCTTATCGCTCCTTTCCTGTGGCTCAACCCAAATATCCAACCAATATCTATATTTGTCAGAATAGGAATCCTTTTCAGTTTTGAGATTATCCCATATCAGAGGTCTTAATTCTTGTAATATCCTGTTCTCTATATGAGTTTTCAGTAGTTGTGGTGTGTCCGGTGAATCAGCTATATCCCTTGCGTCTATCATTTGTGATATTCTGTAATGCTTTGGTAATAGGGTTTTGTGCATCACAGGATATGGCTTTTTAGGAAGTGTTTCTTCATATAGCCTTTTAAAATGTTTTGCTTTCTGCCTTGCGTTCATTTCTTATCGCTCCTTTCCTGTGGATCAAACATATA